CCAGCCTTATCGACACGCCAGAACTGGTTGGCTTCCTGCAGCGTGTCGAAGTTTTTGGTTGATTTGCCTGCCGTCTTCGTGGCATCCGCGTAATACTTGAACTTCGGGTCCGAGCGCCAGAGATCTTCATCGGTGCACTCCGGCACCTGGGCTTCCGGCAGCTCCATGTACTTCTGCACCATGCCGAGCTTCCAGCGGATCCAGGCTTCGGTTTCCGCCACGGAGAGCAGGGGGATGTCCTTGTGCATCACCCGGCGCTGCGGGTACTTCGGATTGGTGCGAGCCTGCATGGCCTGCCAGTCCGTGAAGATGAAGTTGACGCGGATGAAGTCCTCGGTGATCTTGTCCGGATTGAGCCACCGGTAGATCGAACCCTGCAGGCGGTAGTCATCGTCCTTGCCGCCATAGAGCCAGGTGTAGGCGGTGGTGGACTTGTTATCCATCACAATGCCTTCCATCACCATGTCGTACTTGCCGCCGACGGTGTACATCTGGCCGTTGACGACGATGGTGCGCCTGGCCCGCTGCTCCAGGTAGATCGGGATGACGCCATCCTCGACTGTCTCCGGATTGATGCGGACATGACTTATCACATCATCCGGATAGCCGAGCAGTTTCAGGCTGCTGGCACTGCCCTTGACCCAGGCCTTCTCGATCGAGTCGTGGAGGGACTTGCCCAGTGCCGAGGCGATGTATTGTTCGACGTCGGGTGCAGGGCGCTTTGCCGGGGGAATACGGTGTGGTAGGACCAGGTGACGAAGCGGCTTCATCAGGCGGGTGGCGCTGATGTAGTTCTCTTCGTTCACATAGTCGTACTCGTCGTGCAGCAGCCAGACGGCCAGTGCAAGCGAGATATCGCTGTTGTTGGTGACTTTCATGTGAGGAGTGCGAGGGATAGTTGAGGGTGGCTGGAACCAGGAAAAGGCATCAGCAGCCCTCAATGGTCAGGAAGCAGCATGAGCAAGACGGGCCTGCTCGACAGCAATCAGCTTGTCGATGTAGGTCTTCGCCTTCTCCAGATCCTTCAGGCCGTCCTTGTCCTGCCAGCGGGACACATACTTGATGATGTTGCCTTCCAGGAAACCGATGCCGTTGGCAACGATGTAATCCCATGCCTGGATCGGTTTCTGGTAATGGTCACCGCCTACCTGGTCGATGTGGCTCATGATGGCCTCAGTGCGTCGTGCCGGCCGCAATCGCCACCGGATCGAGCAGGTCATTGGCGGCCGAACCCACCACCGACAGCTTCGCACCGCCTGCCTTTTCCTTCTTTGCCGTGCCTTCCGGAGCGGCCAGGAAATCCCCGTCGGTCATGTAGCCGAGATTCATGATGCTCATGATCACCACGTCGAGCACGTTGACGTTCTTCGCCTCGTCACCGAGACGCTTGAAGAGCTGCATCTGGGCGATCTGCTGGGCCTTGCCCACCAGACGGGACGGAAACACGTCCTTGTCATTCGTGACCACGCCATTGATGAACGCGGTGTTCAGCGCCGGCTCGCTGCCTTCAGCCTGCACGGCGAAGACCACCTGGGCGGCGATCATGAAGTGGAATTTCTTGCTGGAACAGTTTTTCATGGGGTACCCCTGAATGAAGGAAGGGAAGCCAGTTTACCGGCTTCCCTCTAACTTATATCTAATAAAAGAATCTTAACTGACCTGGCTACATAACCACAAGTAGTTTACGCAGGGGTCAGCGCTTTGCCGATTGTCTCGACCAGTTCGGCCTCTGACACACCATTGGGGATGGTGATTTCCGTGGACCAGTCAGGATGGAAGATCGATAACTCGCCCCCCAACTTGACTTCAGGATGCGCGATGTCCGGATGGTCCTGCCACTGGACCGCCTTCACCAGGTGTTCGTTGGTGTAGAGCAACGCATCGATGTCATCCCGGATCAGGAAGTAGCCGGCATCGTGGATCTGTGCACAGGGACGGATGGACAGGCGATGCCTGCTTTTCCTGACCTTGCCCATGAACTCGGAGCCAGCCCGGGAGTTCAGCAGACACCAGCTCTGCCCGAGGGCATTGCCGGCTGTGCGTCCTTCGGCCTCGGCTTCATGCGGCGTCTTGCTGGTGCCGCGGATGACCTGAGCCAGAAGGGGAGTACGCACCCGCAGACCGAAGGCTGCCGTCACATACCCATCCCTCGATGCCTCGTCGAGCTTGCCCTGCACCCAGTTGATCGACACCTGGTAGAGCGCCTTGTACTTGGCCTCCACCATCCTGGCCTTCTCTTCCGAAAAACCGCAGTTGGTCATCAGGGTCTTGAACGTGCCCTGATAGGTCAGGGCAAACGTCGGCGCCTTTGAATCCTGCCGCAGCATCTTGTAGGCTGTCTCGATGGAGTTGATACTAGGCACCGAGTCGGGATCGATGTCCGGCATCTGGTCACCGAAGTAGGCATGTGCTCGCAGGCAGTGACCGTCATAGCCGTCGGTGTAGACCTTCAGCTTGTTCGGATCCTTGGTGGTGAGTGCCGAGATGCGGTCCTCGAGCGAGGCGAAATCCAGCCCGGAGAACAACCATCCAGGTGGGGCCATGAAGCAGTACTTGATCAGCTTGCCGAGTGACAGCTTCCCCTTCCTGGTGAACTGCTCCAGAAATGGGAACAGTGCAAGCAGGGCAGCAGAGATGGCCATGGCGACGTTGGCCGGCAGGTTTTGCAGGTTTGGATTGTTCGCCGCCAGTCGGCCTGATACCGTGCCTCCCAACAGGAAGTTGCCAAACAGGTACCACCAGCCATCCGGTCCCTGTTGTGCATTCTTCATCGCCGGAATGAAGCTGGTCAGGATCTTGTCGACAGCTGCATGGTCAAGCAACGCACCCAGCAAATCCAGTGTGTCCAGGTCCGATGTGTGGTTCCTGAGCTTTTCCAGTGTGTCGCCGTCAACGGATGGCTGTTTGGTATCCGTCAGGGAAATGATGGGCAGGCCCAGCATCGTGTACAGCAGATCCTGCATCTGCACAGCGCTGCGTGGATTGAAGACAACATCATCCGGCACCTCGGCCAGGGTGATGCGCTTTTTCTTCCACTCGGCATGCTTCTTCTCGATGTACTTTTCCTTCAGACGGTACTGGTACTGCTGGACACACTGTGTCCCGTTGATGCGGTCCTTGGCATCGTCATATACAGCCTGCAGAGCTGCCTCGACCTCCAGCACACGGGGCATGTTAACGGGCATGCCCGTTAGTTGCATCTGCACGATGTCCAGCGTGGCCGGCTGGAACAGGTTCAGATAGATGTCGAGCTGCTGGTCGGCCACCATCGTCGGATAGTGCTTGTCATGCACATGCCAGGTAGCCAGTGCGTCGACCAGGTTGTATTCAAGCAGGACGGGTAACGGGATCCGGGTGATGTCGTGGATCTCCGTCTGCGCGTAGTTGCCGGCGAACTCCTGTGACTGGTCCTTCAGACTGAGCTTATTGCCCGCGCACGAGTTGGTCGCCAGATAGGTGATCAGCTTCGTGCAGTCCCATTCGCCTTCGCCCAGCATCACTTCGAGCCCGTACAGCAGGCCTTCCGTGTCACAGATATCCTTCATGAACAGCTGGTAGATCAGCACATATGCGTCATACGCGATGTTGTGAAAGACCTTGCGCTTTCTGAGCTGCAGGAAGAACGCCCGCAGCAGCTCACGCCGGCGCTCATTGCGCACCTGCACACCGAACGGTGCTTCGGTGGCACCCTCGATCGGCACGTAGTCGACCGGGAAGGCAATTCCTTCTCCCTGGTTCCAGGCGAAGCTGATCGTACCGATCCCGGCATCGTAGTGCTTGAGGCTGAACGCCTCGATGTCGATGGTGAGCGGACAGTCCATCTCGAGCAGCCTGACGAGCCACGCCTCGATCTCTGCATCGGTCTTCGGGTACTCCGCGAACCGGATGATGCCGTGGCCCGGATCCCTGTAGGCACCGGTGGCGTGCGCGACGATCGCTTCCATGGCCCGTGCGATCTTGGTCCTGATACCAGCCGGATCGTAGAAGATCTGCCGGTAGCCGGGGGCGAAGATGACCTTCTGGCGGCCGAACTTCGAGTCGAGCACGTAACCGAGGTTGGCATCCACCCTGGCCACGCCAGTGAGCACCTTGAAGTAGCTGCTGTCGGTGCATAGCACGTACTGCACCCTGTAGTCATCCAGCGCCGGCTGTACGCATTCCGTGATGTACTGCTTCATCTCGGCAGCGGACGTCTTCTTGCCGGTCAGGTGCAGGTCGAGCACCATGCAGTCTTCGGCGTCCACGCCGGAGTCCGTGAAATACGCCTGGCGGATATCGTCCTTGCGGATCTGACCCACGAGCAGACACAGCGGATACTCGGGCTGCTCGGCGTAAAAGTGATGGCGCATCGTGTTCCTCAGTAAATCAGTCTGCTCATTGCGTACATCTCGATCTTCGGCAGCAGTTTGTTGTACTGCTTCAGATCCCGCTCCCCCTGGAGGAAGAACAGGGTGTTGAACCGGCGTGGCAGGTTCTGTAACCGTGGAACCAGGGGGACCAGACACTCCGGCAGAGCATCCCGCATTTCCTGCATTGTGTTTTCTCCGCCCTGTATGACACGGCTTTGCAACTTGAACAGCATCTGGCCGATCTGGTCCCGGTCGAGGTTGACGGCCTTTTGATCTTTTAGCCATGTCTCCATCTCCTCGTTCAGGGACCAGGCGAGCATCGGATAGCTCTTGTAGAGCACGTTGGCCCGGCTGTGCCGGTAGACCTCACCACTGAACATGAAGCCCTGATAGTTATGCTCGGCGTCACTGTCATTGCGTTCGACCAGCCGGTCAATGGCCGTCTTCAGCCGTCTTTCCTCTGGCTCAAAGAGCTTTGACTTGATCGCTTCGATGAAGCGGAATATCTGGTCATCTGACATGATTTCCTCACTGGCTCAGTTACTGCGTCAGGCCGCCGTATTTGTCAGCCAGATCGCCGTAGAGCACCACACGTTGCCTGGCACGACTAAATGCCACGTACAGCAGGCGTGCTGCCATGTTCGGGTTGTGACAGGTGCTCAGATCGCCAAGATCGATGAACACCGTGTCATAGGTGCTGCCCTGTGCCTTGTGGACGGTCGCTGCATCACGCTGGCGCAGATCCGGGAACTGCCCCTTCAGGTGAAAGTAGCGGCCCCAGTTCTTCTGCTTCTGGTAATACTTGATGAGCCCCGTGAAATGCTCACGGTCCACCGGTACCATCACATCGCGGTAGTAGCTGCCGTAGCGGTTCTTCAGCGTGGAGCGCTGCACTTCCAGTTCAACTCCATCTGCGACCTCTTCCAGCTCGGTAACGGGTGACTGGTCAACGATCTCCACTTCTTCCTCAACCCGCAGCATACTGCCATTCCCTAGACGAATAGCATTGTTGTTGATCAGGAATTCCCCCTGCTGGAAACCGGCCGGCAGCTGTCGCAGGCCGCGGACATGTTCGTTGTACTGGATCACCCGGCTGTTCTTGTAGGCGAGGATCCGCTTCTCATGCGTCTGCTGGGTGAAGTGCAGGGCGATCTCGTCCTCCATCTGCCCGTCGGTGAGATGGTCGATAACACCCGGCACGATCTGGATCGGATGGAACTCTCCGGTCCTGACCGTCTCCCGCAGCTGGTGGTTGATCGCCTGCAGGTGCGGGTTATTCGTGCGCATCGGCTCGGTGAGCTCGAAGAAGGGCAGCGTCTCCCGGTAGATCGGGGAGAGCGATTCCATGACCGGAGCGAGCTGGCAATGGTCACCCACGTAGATGAGCTTGCAGTTCTGGGTGCCATCCAGGATGTGCTGGCGCAGATCCGTGTCGATCATCGAGGCTTCGTCGACGAAGATGATCTTGTTCTGGTGGACCTTCCACTGCTTGCCCTTGGTGATGTACGTCTTGCCTGTG